AGCAGAGATTTTCAACAGCGAAAAAGATGTGAGCATTGAAAATTCATTTGAAGAGAGACGGATCGGATTCTTTTAATAATTTATTTCTTTTTCGAGATTCCAACATTTTAATTCTTTGTTCCTCTGGCATTTTCTTTCCTTTATTAACATTCGGGATTCCTTTCCTCAACCCTGCCAATCTTTGACGTTCTTCTTCAGAAACTTTTTTGCCATAATTATTATGTTTTTCGCCACTTCTAGCTATCGACATATTTATTCTCGCTTCATCACTCATTTTAGTTCCTTTTTTTAATTCCGACATTCGTTTTTTACATTCTTCAGTATGTTTGAATCCTGTGAAAGATTTCACCCTATTTGATATTGCTTCGGGCGACATCTTCTTACCCATTCCACCCAAAGATATTTTTTTACGATGTTCTTCTGATAATTTCTTCCCTGTTCTAACTTTTGATAATTTTTGTTTGGTTTCATCCGAATGATTAAAACCTATCATGCTCTGTCCTCTTTTTAATACATTATAACCATTTGGTTCCAGTGAATTAAATTTTATAATAAGTTGTTCTTCTAAATCGTGTAATCCTTTTTTATCAAAATCTGTGAGATAATAAATATCGATATCAAAATTTTCAATACCATATTTGTTTATAGCATTATGAATAATTTGTTTTCCTTTACTTCTATAACCACAAACTCTCTGATACATATTAATACTTTCCCCAATATAATACTTCCCATTCACTTCATTGCGAATGATATAAACACCAGCCTTCTTTTCAAATTTATCAGTTAATTTCATTCAACGTCTCCTCTAGTATTCTTTTGATATATTCGGTCATAGTCAGACCAGATTTCTTTGCAATCTTACGAATTTGCTCCTTCATTTCCAAAGTCACATAGAGTTCTATTTTTTTCTTTATTGTTTCCATATATCATTACTTAGTAAATTTTAATGATTTTTTCATGATTTTTACATAAAAAGTTTAATTAGGAATTTTTAATTAAGTAATACTGTAATGCGTGATTACAGTTATTTTTTTGAAAATTCCAATCTCCTCAATATGTTTGTGGCAGCATTTGACGATGCATTTGTGTATCGTTATGATGCAAAAACCAGACAATCGAAGGAGAAAATTGAAGTTCGGTATGTAAACGGACCTAAACACCGTGTCCTACATGATCTCACTGATCGAGCCAAGACACTGACATTGCCAGTAGTAACGATTGAGCAAACAAGTTTGGCTCGCGATCCTTCCAGAATTTCAAATAAAGATCAATTTCTGTATAGAAAACAATTGGATTCTACCAATAGACTTGCGAAAATTCCAACACCAATTCCTGTCAATCTCACTCTAGATGTAAATATCATCTGTTATTTCAAAGAAGATCTGGATCAGATTATCCAGAATTTCGTGGTAAATTGTAATCCATATATCATTGTTTCTTGGCAATTTCCTGAAAAATTTGATTTACCATTTATCGATGAGATTCGTTCAGAAATCCAATGGTCAGGTGATATCTCCTATGAAAACCCCAAAGATCTGTCACCTGATACAAAATGGAGAATTTCTGCATCCACATCATTCACAGTCAAAGGTTGGTTGTTCAAAGATTATAACCAAACTCAAGCACCGATCTATGTGGTTAATGCAGATTTCCATGCTCTAGCTGTCAGTAATAGATTTTGTGATTACAATCTCTTCGATGCTATCAGTGCAGAAGGTGTTCAAACAGAAAGCGTATCGATTAGTGCGTATCCAGAATTCACCAATTATTTCATCAATGGTATCCATCAAGGAGATTCTTTGATTGTCACGAAACTGAATGATAGGAACTTTACGTTCTATGGGAAGCGATTTAATTATAATAATACATGGTATCTGTCGGGTGCTTATAACATTCCCGAATTGGTATATACGGAGATTGACACTGCCAAGTTTCCCACGATTTCCGCTTATCAATTACCAGAGAATGTGATTACGGTGGTGAATGATAATATTGTCACAGTCTCCCTAAGTTCCAATTATTTTAGTAATTTGTCGGGTAACATGGTTTTTGTGACGGCAAATGACGCAGGATGGGTAGCATCCTATTAAAAAAAACATTTTTCACTAAATAATATCATGACTACGAAAGATCAGATCGCAATTGCTAAATTGTATATGGAGGGAAATACTTGGGCTGGGTCTATCGCAGATGCCCATAATAAAAATATAACAAATTGGGGGTCTTTTTCAAGAGCCATACTGAAAAAATTTCCAGATTTTGAAGAAAAAAATGATAGATTCGGTAACACCGAACGAGAAATATTAGAATATTCAACTGGTAATTTATCATTGGAAATAAAATTTGAGAATGGGAAAGTAAGCGTTGAATTATATTTTGAGAATGAGCAAATGGCTAATAGATATAATCAATATAAATCATTTGATGCTGATTTTGATTCAGCATATAAGTTTGTTTTACAATTGGCGAAAAAGATAAAAATATCCAGCCATGATTTTGATCAAGATATTTATGGGGACGATTGATCTATTTAATTGAATAATTGAAGATTCCCCTTAAATAATAAGTATGGCGGGTTCCGATAGTTCTTCTACACAATCTTCAAATAAATCCTACGTTAGTAATGACGGTAAAGGTTCCACATTTGATAGGAATATGCAATCCTATTTGAAGAATCGTGGGAATTTTATCCAGCAAACTCCTGATGAAGCAAAGAATACAAAATATAAATATTTCCAAAAAATCGGGTTACGCAGACCTGAAGCGATTGCTAAGAACTCTGTAGCTCTTAATAACGACTGGAATAACACAGCGTTTTCTGCTATTTACCAAGACAAATCCTTTACGGATTTGATGTATTCCCAAGCATCAGAGGAAAAACCAGGTCGTCTTAGAGACTACCGTATGATGGCTGCTTACTCTGAAGTGGCAGATGCTTTGGATGAAATTTGCGACGAAACCATTAACGTCGATGAAAATGGAGAGATTGTAACTCTTGATTTCCGTAACGCTGATTTGGAATCAGAGAAAAAAGAGGAAATACAAAAAGAATTTTCTAAATTCTGTTCCATGTTGGATTTGGATGATAATGGATGGCATTATTTCCGACAATTTCTCGTTGAAGGTGAACTCTTTTTTGAACTTATTCTAAAAGATGATTACATCAAACAAGGTGTCGTTGCCATTAAAAATCTTCCTGCTGATCAATTCGATCCTGTTTATGACAACATCCAGACGATGTTAGTCAAAGCATTTATTTACAAGAAGCCTATTTTTTCTAGCATCGATAATAAAAAAGTTGAACGGTATGAATATATTCCATTTGAAAAGAACCAAGTTCTTTATGTAAATAGTGGACAATATAATGAAACAAAAGATTTTATCATTCCTTTCATTGAGAATTGCCGTAGAGCTTATAGACAGCTTTCGATGATCGAAGATTCTGTGGTTATCCATAGAATGGTTCATGCACCTCTCCGTTTCCTTTTCAATGTGGATGTAGGTAGATTACCAGTTCCTCAAGCTGAAGCATATCTGAGAAAATTACAATCTCAATATTGGTCTACCAAGACTTTCGATTTGGATCAAAGTGATGTTGTTAAAAAATATGCACCGCAATCTACTTTGGATTCTTTCTGGTTTGCTAAAAGACAAGGACAAGAAGCAACAACTGTTGAAACATTTGGTGGTCAACAATCGGATGGTAATATGGAGCCTCTGGATTGGTTCATCAAGAAACTTTATCGTTCTTTGAAGACTCCTACTTCTCGTTTGAATAATGAAACGGGATATAATGATGGGACAGAAATGCTTCGTGAAGAACTTAAATTTGCGAAGATGATCATTCGCCAACAACAAAGATTTGCTCAAGGCATCAAAAGAGCATTTGTCACTCATCTCAAATTCAAAGAAATGTTCGAAGAATATGATCTTTTCGAAGATAATATTCAAGTGGAATTTAATGTTCCGACGAATTTCTATGACATGAGAGAAAGTCAAAAACTTGAATTAAAAATTAACACCTTTACCAGTATTACAAACAGTGAATTTGTCTCCAAAACCTTTGCTATGAAAAAATATTTGGATTGGAAAGATTCAGACATTCTTGCTAATCGTCACTTCCTGAGAAACGAAGCAGAGTTCCTATACGAAATTGAACAAATTAAAGCCAACGGACCTAACTGGAAAGAACTTGCAGCACAACAAGCTGAAGGTGCTGCGGGAGGAGAAGGTGGTGACATGGGCGACTTAGGTGGCGGTGGTGGAGGTGGTATGCCTCCAGACTTCGGAGGAGGAGGAGCCGCTATTGGTGGTGGAGAAGCTGATATGGGCGGTGGTGAAGCACCTCCAGCAGAAGAAGCACCACCAGCAGAAGAAGCACCTGAAGTTTAATTCAAAGGTATATTATAATTCCTAGCACATTCTTTCGATTTCTGATCGAACGGATAAATTGTTCCGTGCCAAAGGTAATCTTTGCCACCTTCAATTGGACCTAAAGGACGAACTTTTATCAACCATTCTCCCATATATTCCCCACGGGAATTTTTAAATTTTAATTTACCTGAAAATTGGGAAGATGCATCAGTAGATTCTTCCCATCTACGCATGTAATCATCCAATTGGATTTCGTCTTCTATGAAATTTTTCCAATTCAAACGAAGTAATTCTTCCGATGAAGTCGCGCACAAATGACAATATGTTTCATTAACTTGAATATTTATTGCTTTGGAAGTAGTGCGAAAAGATGGTTTAGGATTCAACCAAAACATTGCTTCTATTTCTGCTTTGATGATTTTCAGAGAATCCTTCATGGAACCACCACCATTAGGGGAGATTTCATACTCAACATTCTTTAATCGAGTGTCTAAATTACCAATTCCCGATTTAATTTCTTGTAAAATTTCTGGTATTTCATGTTTAGATTTACTATAAATTTTATGTTGTTCATATTTTTTAATAATAAATTTTTTAATTTTTTTGAAAAAAACCAAGAAGGTGCTTACCAATCCAATAACAATTGAAATAGTTTGCGCGTTTTGCATTAAGAAAATCCATAAATCCATGATATTATTTAATATTGGATCTATATATTATTCGTAAATAGAAATTAGTGAAATTAAGTCTGTATTGCGAATATTAACTCTCAATTTTAATTCATTTATTACCACAATAATTATTTAATTATGCCCACCAAATGTTGGGGACATCATCGGAGATTGGTCTTGAAACATCGGAGGTAGATGTCCAGAAAATAAACTGCTCTGCGCCTTCAGGAATTGGGATTCCTACAGGGTCACGGAAAAGAACCCACCAGTCTGCACTGTTATGCTCGCCAATGACGCACAAAGCGTGTGTATGGCTTGCAAGGGACGATTGTGGCTCTCCATTTTCATCAGTAGATGTGAAGCCATTAGCCATACCAAATTGAACGGCTATCTCTTTGCTTGGGAACTTTAAGAGGTAATCGATCATGTCGAGAGAGTTTGTAATTTTGCGTTTGGCAAGCGTTTTTTGTAGTATCTCAAATACTTGATACATCTATTGGAATAGAAAGAAGTAGGTGTCTGCGAACGCTCATCAGCTCCAATGTTTATTTGAGTTAGACTTGCTGGTACTGCACCAGAAGTGTCAACAACCACCGCTGCACCATTTCGTGATGCTGCAAAATCATTTACAGAATAAGCAGTTGAGATGGTATTTACAGTTCCAACAGTTCCGATTGCACCCAACTCCAATGCAGCAACAAGTGAACTACCAGAGTAATAAACTGCTCTCATGAGTCCAGTGTCGTTGTCTAGGTGGAGCGAGTTCTGAATAATGTTACCATTGGACGCAGAAGCATACGTTGTGTTTGTATTAGGAGACGCTTCAAACGACTCAACCAATGTTCCAGCAGATTGATTCCAGAACCCCGTGAAATCACTCCCCGTAATACTGCAAACATCCGCGCTGCGAACTACTGCCGCTGTGGTAGTCGGTATGTAGGAGGTGGGGGAGGAGCCAAGTTCCACCTGCGCTCCAAACACATAAATTAAATTTGTTCCAGCAGCTACAAGTGTCTGTCTAATATCGCTAATCCCATTCCAGACGGCATTTGATGGATACAACGTGGCGAAGCAACTAGCTGGAACTCCATTGACAACAACTGAAATACGATACCAGCCATTCGGAAAAGTTTCAACTGAACTTGAAACAACAGAAAACCCGCCAATTGCCGTGCTGGTAACGCTGACAACAGGAGTTGATCCAGTCATTGTAACCTGTATTCCAGCATACTGAACCGCAGATGAAGCAAAGCCGATAGTAAAATATGGCGCGGCGTTAGCTGGTGGTTTTTTTATAAAAACAGATAGCGTCTTGATTCCTGTTCCTGTCCCTGTGAGATTAGCTTGAACACCAGTAAAAAGACCAGACGAAGTAAGTGACAACTCCCTAATCTGGCTTGAACCAGTCACCGAAGTTCCAGCAATTGTTGTTGCGGTGATATTTGTAGGGGTTGAGGTTAAATATAAATTAGAGTTAAGGACAAAATTCGTCCTCGACTCCTCAATCAACAATCCCTTGCAAGCAAGCGTAACTGGATCGTGGTCGAAGCGTGGGGCATCGATTGCCGCACTCTGAATCAGCCCATCACTTCCGACAAACGTAGCAGTAGATGCTCGCGTAAACGTAGGAGTTGGACCTTTACGAGCCGTTAGTGTTTTATCAGCGGCAAACTGGAGGTCAAGAGCTGACCCATCAGTATCAAGACCATAACCTATAAATCGATTTATTTTCGGTATTGATGGTATTGCCATATGTTACCCTTGATTGTAATTACTAAATTTCGATGCTCGATAATAGATGTCCCCACTTCCAGATGCGGTTTTGGCACTTAGAGAGGAACAATTGGAAATACCGCGAATCACGATAGATTCATCATCAAGAACCAAAAGTCTATTAGTATCAGCAGTGTCACCACCATCATAGAGATAAACATCAGCACCAGTTCTATTGATAATTAATAGACTTTTGGTTCTTGATGATGAATCTATCGTGATTCGCGG